GTGAATGTGGGGCAGTCCATTGTGCTTATGTTTGTGCGCTTGCCGGGGGTTCCAGCGTTGCGCGTCCATTCTATTATCGTCCATCCCCCAGCCTATTTACCATAAACTTGCCATGCTCCCCAAGTTTCCAACGCGCCCAAGTCATTGCAGCGTAGCAACTTAGGCGAGCGCGGGAAACTTCCCACCCATTCTGCCATATTGACGGCCCGCGCCGCGCCCAACTGATAATGAGACGCATTCTCATTAGGGCTCGAGCCGCGCCGCTGCCGTGTTCCTGATAATGAGACGCAATCTCAATAAGCGGGGGTGGGGGCTTCCCCCGACGCGCGGACCCCCCGGCCCAAGGCCACTTGCCTATTTCCGGCAAAACCTTGCAGTCCTGCCCAAAATCGGCTAACCTGTTTGTGTGCCAAGGTATACCGCCCAGGACGCAGCACGAAGCTCGGAAGTACAGGATCGCGCCCAGGAACTCTGGGAGTCGCCGGTCGAGTTCGGCCGTCTCTGGCATAACGGCGTCCTAGAGCCGGACGGGACCCGCCGCAAAGAGTACAGCGACATTCACCGCCAGATTGCCGCCCATGCCCTGAGTGGCGACCGGACCTCCACCATTATCTCGCGTAACCACGGCAAGACCACCTTTTTCGGCGATCTGGCCCTCTGGGAGAAGTGGCACAACATTAACGAGACATTCATGTACTGCTCGGCGGGCACGGACCTCGCCATCGCCATTCTTTCGGACATTCGCTCGATCTGCGAAAGCACCATCCCCCTCCCCCTCATTCCGGGGGAGCCCCCTTCCTTTACGTTCGCGGACCTGTTTCCAGAGCTAATGCCCGTTCGGCCCCCGGGGCGGCCACCTCCGGGCTCGTTCAACTGCGCGGGCCGCTCCATTCCCCTCAAGGAGCCCTGTTTCTTTGCCAAGTCACCCAGGGCCTCGAAGGCGGGTCTCCACCCCCACAACATCTATGTGGACGACGTCTCCAACGAGAACAACAGCACTACGCCCATCCAGCGCCAAAAGGTCATCGACTTCGTAAAGCAGCTCACCCCGATCCTGCGCTCGCAGGTGTCGGGCGCGATCCGGGTCATCGGCACCCCCTGGGCCTTCGAGGACGTTTCCGCGTGGCTCGCCCGCAACCCGGAGTACAGCCAACTTCGCTTCGGCTGCTGGGACGGCGTCAATCCGGACACGGGCATCGCAGACGGAACCGGCCCCGGCCCGGACGGCGGGTGGCCCCTCTGCCCCTCCTTCATGGATGCGGCCGAACTCATGGCCCAGGAGCGCGAGATCGACGACTACGAGTTCTGGAGCCAGCAGTACCTCTGCAAGCCCGTCGCCGCCGCCAACGCCCTCTTCACCGATGAACTGCTCGCTTCGGCGACCCAGAAGATCTCGGACATCGGGCACATTCCGGCGGGCAAAAACATTCTTCTCTGGGACCCCACTTCCAGAGCCGACGCCCAGGTTGGCGACTGGAACGGCATCGTCGTTGTCCGCGCAACTACTGCCGAACACGTCCGGGCTGGATGCGCCAAAAATCCGGCCCTCGCGATTCCGGGCCTCGCCGATGTTCCGGCCGACACCAACATCTTCTTCGTCATCGAAGCGCACGAGGTCAAGGGCCCGCCCGCCGACTGCATGGGCCTCGTCCAGAGCATCCACGAGCGCCTCGGCATCGACCAGCTCTGGGTCGAGGACACCGGGGCCGCCTCCTGGGTCAAGAACTGGGTCCACGACCACCACTGGGCCAAGGGCATCACCACCATCCCCATCAAGATCGGCTCGCGAGGCGCCTCCAAGGACCGCCGCCTCCAGGGCACCCAGCTCGCCCTCAAGGAGAACCGGCTCCGACTCGTCCGGGGTGCGACCGGCTACGACGCCCTCGTCACGCGCCTAAGCCAGTTCCCCAAGTCCGAATCCGACGACCTTCCCGACGCCCTCGCCCTTCTCACCTGGGGCGGGCACCGAAAAGGGGCTCTTCCAAAAATATCTCTTGCAGAGAACGATAAGCCGTACTACAATGCGGCCGCCGATCCGTCCTCGATTCATTATCGGCCCCCTCGCCGCCCCTCCTCTTGGTAAAACGACTCCCTGAAGACGCCCAGAAGGCCCTCGCCCAAGAGGTCGCCCAGGCCCAGGCCCTGTTCCAGGGCAGCGTCGACGGGGTAAACCGCATCCTGAATGACCTCTACACGGGTCGCGATCCGGCGAGCGGCGGGGTCCCCGAGGGCGGCGTCCCCTGGAACCAGCCCATCACCGACACCACTTCGGTCGGCCAGAACTGGATGTACCCCCAGGTCGGCGCCAACCTGATGCAGGCGCGGGTCCAGCAACTAGTCACAGAACTAGTACCGGCCATCCCGTCGTTCCAGGTCGAGGCCCTGACCGCCGAGGCCACCCACTTGGCCGAAGACCAGTCCGACTTCATGCCGTGGCTCTGTCGGGCGGGCAATCTCAGAGCCGCCATGCGCCGTTCGGCCATGCACGGGCTCATGGGCCCGCACTTCGGCGTCAAGGTCTGCGTCGACAAGGACGCCCCTGTCGAGGAGCGCATCCGATTCGAGGCCGTTCCCGCCTCCCACTGCGGCTACGAGCCCAAGCACCGCCGCTTCATGTGGCACCAGTACACGATCCAGTGGGGAAAACTGCCGAAAGAGTATCGTCCCAAGGGCCTCCAGACCGAGCCACAAGCCTGGGAACCTGTACAAGTCACAGAGGTTTACCACAAGAACTTCGGCGATTACCGAGGCAAAAAATGTCCGACCAGCTACTTCGTGACGGTCGGCGACAAGAAGGCGGACGCCCATTTCGTTGCCTCAGAGCCTGACCGGCAGCCCCTCGGCGACTACGTCTGCACGGTCGAACTGCCCTGCTGCCCCATCTATATCGACCATTTCCTGGACCCGGCCCCCGGCGAGGACGTTTCGGCCCCCGAGTGCGCTTCCTGGGTCCCCATCCTGCGCTCGATCCATGCGGACATTCGCCAGATCGAGCAGGAAGTCGGCAGCATCAACAACATTGTGCTGGTCGAGGAGGAATCCGTCGACGACGATCAGATCGCCGATATGCGGAACAACCCGATGGGCGAGACCGTGTACATCAAGGTCAAGGCCCACAACGACGCGGGCGAGTACACGGGCGTTTCCCACAAGGTCCGGCCGGTCGAACGGAACAGCGCCCTGAACGAGATCGTCGGGGCTCTCCAGACGCACCTCCAACTCCTCGACGAGGTGATCGGGGTCAGCAGCCTCGACCGGGGTGTCGCGGCGAACCCCCGCAAATCCGCCACCGAGGCGAGCGCCATCGTCCAGGCCAACAATCGCCGGACGCGCAGCCGCCTCACGGTTCTGTCGGACGCCTTCGGGGCGCTCGGCGGAATCCTGTACAACTTCCTTCCGATGGCCTTCGGCAAGAGCGTGAAAATGCCCCTTGCCAACGGCCTCAACAAGACCATCGAGATCCTCAATCCGGCCACGGCGCGTATGGCCTTTCGGGTTGAGCCTGTCGAGCTGGGCAACCTGTCCAAGCAGGGTCAAGTTGAGACGCACGCTGCCTCACTCACTCTCCTTACTAACCTAAGACAGCAGGCGCCGGACTTGATTCCGCCCACCTTGGTCGTTGAGGAGGCCCGGAAATACCTGAAAACCCTCGGAAACCACGCTGCGGCGGCCGCTCTCCAGAGCCCCGTCATGGCGGGCGGACCCATCGAACGAATCCGCGATTTCGTGTACGGGCGAACAATCGAGATCCCGGTCAATCCGACCGACGACCACGAAACCTTCATTGCCGCCTACCAGGCCGAGATCCAGGCGGCCGCCCTCCAGCCGGGGACCAATATCCCGGTGGCGGAAATCCAGCGAGCCCTCGCCGCGCACCAGCAGTTCGCCAATACGCGCCCGCAACCGGCCGCACCCCAGAGCCCCGTCCCCGGCTTCAGCGCTACGGGTGGGGTCGACAACAACGCCGCCGCTGCCCTAGAGGCTGGCGGAGTCCCCATCGACGCCATCTCAGAGCTGTCGCTTAACAACCTGCGTCCCTAATGTCCACACTCTCTACCCTCGTCAATACCCAGAACCGTGTCATCCATAAGCTGACGGCGGTGGACTGCGTTGCAGGAGAAACCTCTCCGGCCATCGACTGCGGTGACTTCGACTACGCCGTGATCTACGGTAAAGTCAATACGAGTAACGGCGGCGGCGCCACAGGGCGCATCGACGTTGAAGCCTACTACGCAGACGATATCGGCGGCAAGTTCGCCAGTCTCGTCGAGGCCACGAACGGCACCCTGGAGACCTACGTTGCCGCTGTCGCCTCCACGACTTCCACGACGGTCATCGGCTCGGTGCTGACTCACCTCCCCGGCCAGATCCGCCTCATCCATGACGGTGGTAATAGCGGCACCGCCCTCACTGTCGACATCTACATCGAGCTTCGCCGCACCAAGGGCTAACAATAATGGACGTAGTCATCAGTCGCACGAACGCACTGGGCTGCCCGAACTGCGGGTCGTCCGTGGGCGCAAGTATTTACGACGACTGGGCTTGCGCCGACTGCGGCACCGAGATGCCCGACCGCCCGCCCACCTTTGCCGAACTCGGCCTCGACCTGGAGGAAGAGCGGCAAAAGCGGGAGGCTCGCGCCCAGGGCCTTAGCGACTGGGCAGCCCACCGCCGGACCGGCCCCGGAGAATGGGGTTCGGGCCACACGATTTTCCAGCTTCCGGCCGATGCCCCTGACCGGGTCGCGTACTCCATGCAGGAAATGGAGTCGACCTATCGCAAGTACGGCATCGACCCGGACACGCACCGCTACAAGGATGGACAGGGTCCCGCCTCCCCCAACCAGCGGCGTCGAAACGGTAGTCTCCGTATCGACAACTACGACCGGGACCACGGTGTCTAGGAGCCAATCCGGTAAGCCTAGCCGCCACTAATAGGAGCCACTGGTAAGCCTAATGTCTGACGAACAAACCCCCGCCGAACCAACGACCGAAACCACTACACCCGCTGAGGAGCCCAAGGTAGACCTCAGTGCGGAGGTGGCTAAGGGACTGGAGGAGCGAACCCCTGCTAAGGCCAAAGAGGCCATGCAGGAACTCACCCAAGAACTGACCCCAGAGCAACTCAAGCAAGTTCATCAACTCATCGAGTCGCAGACCGGAAGCGCGGTCGACGGCATGAAGCGAAAGATGGAAGACGAGTTCAGCAAGCGCATGATCGCGGGCGGCTACATGAAGCCGGACGAGGTCAACTCGCTTGTCGAAGAGCGTCTTGCCTTCGCAGAGCAGAAAGCCGAAGCCTTGCGTAACCTGGATCGTACCCTCGCGTCGATGGGCGTACAACCTGATAGCGAAGCATACCGGGCCGTAGAGCAAACCTACGCGAAGGGCCTCGAATCGGGTGCGTTCACCGTGCAGACACTCCTGACCGAAGAAGGTATCAAGGGCGTGGCCTACGTGGCTGGCGTCGTTGGCGCCGAGTCCAAGGACCCGGAACCCCCGGCTTTCCTTGGCGGTGGCTCGTACACCGACATTCGGCCCAGCGAAGACTACAAGCGTGGCGATCTGGACCGGCAAGCGTTCGAGAAGATGATGAAAGGGTTGCAAGGGGGCAACTAAACCCCTTAGCCCAGGAGGGCTAGAGAATGGCACTTCCCACTACTGACACGCGGACGCTGAATACTTTGGTGTCCGCTACGCTGGATACTTACTCCGGCGACCCTGCTAACCTCGTCGACGAAGGCGGCTTCAAAATCTTTGGTAAGCTCGCCCGCGCCGGTCGTATTTTCGCAGTGAACGATGCCGAGCGCGTCGAGCACCCCGTCATGCACGGCGCTGATGGTGAAAGCACTACTCGTTACGTCGGCACCGAGTTCGACGGCAACCCGGCAACCAACAACCTGGGTGTCGCCCAGGCCGAGGTGCTGAGTAAGGCGCTCTTTACCATCAAGAACGTCACGACTAACCTTAACCTCCCGCAGGAACTCATCGGTCGCCCGTCGCAACTGGCGATGACCGAGGTGCAAGCCCTTACCAAGCGTAAGATGATGAACCTGCTGGCGGAAGAAGAGTACTGGCTCCTGCGCGGTGTCGGCACTGCCACTGGTACCGAGGCCGCTGTTGACCCGTTCAGCGGGGACAACACCTGGGCGGCTACCAACGGCTCGATGTCGATGCTGGGCCTGATGGGCACCGGCAAAATCACGAACACTGAGAAGTTTGCTAACATCGACACCCAAGACGCTGGCGACGGCGACTCGGACTGGGCGCCGCAACTTTATCAGGGCTCGACGGCTGCGATGACCGATCTTGATGAAGTCATCCAGGACTTCCAGGACTCGATCATCGACTGCTCCCGCTTCGGCGGAATCGAGCGCCCCACCGACATCCTGACCACGGTGCCGATCTACAACAAGTTTGTCGAGGCCCTTCGCGAGAAGACCTCGATTAACGACGCTGTTGTTCGCAACCTCGGTGTCGAGAGCGAGATCCCGTTCGCGGGCGTCAAGATTGACTTCTCGCACCACCTCGACAAGGACGCTCTGTGGGATATCACGGCTGAGACCACCCCGGAACACCCGGTGCTGATGCTCAACCTGAACTCCCTCCGCATGAACCTCGTGTACGGCGGCGATGTGACTCAGGGCGGCGGCTTCGTGAAGCGCGTCTCTGATGTGGCACCGCACCCGACCAACACCACGTTCTTCGCTCGTCTGCTCTACAAGTACTGCTACTCGCTGGATAACGGCCGTCGCAGCTTCGGTCAGATCGAAGGCTGGACCATCTAGGTCATCATGCAAGTCCAGCAGCTCCGCACTCGCCTCGCGCATCGCCTCGGGCTCTCGGCCATCACTGGCCCAGAGCTGGAGCGACTGGACGAATCCCTGCAAGCAGCCCTGGTGCGTCTCCACACGGAAGGCGCACCGGGGTTCGCTTACTCCGAGTTTGTAGGCGAGACCTACGGCTCTGCGGCGGTCACGATCAGTAGTCACACCGCCAATACCTCCACGATCACGCTCTCAGCGGCGCCGACCGGCCTCAATGTCGGCGACATCCTGAAGGTCGGATCGGACTACTACGCCATCTACAGCTACTCGGGCACCACCCTGAATGTGGGGGCACCCATCAAGAGCGCCCTTACCGGCACGGGCACGATCTACCAGCGCACTGTGCGGCTCCCCACCTCGGGCGCCGTTGCCCAGGTGGTCGACCTCACGAATGGGCGTGTCCTGGACAACCGCCCGGACGGTCTCATCGAGAACGGTCTGGAGGTCCAGTCCCACGCGACCGGCTACGAGCAGCGCCGCGCCCGCAACGGTGTGGCCTACATTTCCCTGTGGCCCTGCCCGGACAGCGCCGTCCGACTCGCGATCCGGCAGAACTACGCCCTGGACGACCTCACCTCCGACACGGAGATCCCCGGCACCCCCGCCTTCTTTGACGCAGTCCTTATCAAGGCGGTCTCGATTTGGCGCGGCCTCCAGACCGGCGGTGTCACGGCGGGCGAGGTAGCCGCCAACAAGCAAAGCGCCAGCGATTCGGCCCGCGGCGCCAAGAGCGGTACCAGCTCGCAGGCCCAGCGCCGCCCGAACCGCCGTGGCCGATAACATCTGCTGCTGCGACCTGACGCCGCATCCGGAGGACCGACTCACCTGGACCGGTACAAAGGCGGAGGGAAATCGGTATCAACTCATCAAGCGGTCATGTCATGTTGATTTCATCGAGGCCACGGTACACACGAGCGCTGAGTCTGACACGACGACGGTCAAGTTCTTTACGACACCTGACCCCTCGGACACAAGTGAAGACGTAAACCTCTGGAACCTCACACTCGCGGTCGGAGAAGGCAGCCAAGCAGAGACCCCGCCCCAGTTTGACGGCATCTACTTTCGTCACGGGCTCTATGCTGAGGTGATGTCGACTGACACCACGGCCGAAGTCAACATTAACATCGTCTACTAC